GGCGGACCAGGATGCCCAGGGCTTTCAGTTGGGCAATGGCCGCGTTCTTCTGATCAGTGGTCGCGCCGGCCGGCCAGGTGATGCCGTTGTCCGAAACGATCGCGTTGCGCACCACGGCCACCGCCGAGCGGTCCGCGCCGTCGGGCGCCGTGGTGTCCTCGGTCAAGATGCCGCACGCGGCGTCCGAGCCGTCCGTGGCCGCGAAGTCAATTTGCTTCACCTTGCCGGAGCCGGCGGCGACCGTAATGGTGAAGGCGTCCCCGGCGGCGAAGTCCACTCCACCGTCGGCAATAGTGAAGGTGAGGTGGGTGGCGAACTGCACCCCCACGGTGGCGATCCCGATCAGGATGCCGCCGGGATCCTCAACGGTGAACTCGCCGCCGTTGGCTGCGGGTTCGATACAGATGACCTGGTAGACGCCCGGCTTAGCAGCTTGCCCGACGGTCGGGTTGGCGGTGATCGTGCCGTTGCCGGTGTTACCGGCGACTGCCGCTCCTGTGGCCGTTCCCTTGGTGGCGCGGCCGAGCACCATACCGCTGGTCAGAACGCGGTCGGCGCCGCTTCCGGCCAGCACGGTCACGATGTCCCGGCTGTACTGGTTTTCCTGCTCCCACTTGAGCCAATCGCCCAAGCGCTTTGATTCGGTGACGACGGACATGGATTACTTGCCTCCTTTTGTGGCGGCCATCTGCTCGACGGCCTTGACCACCGGATTGTTTTCAAGGTTCGCCGTCGCCGTGGTCCCAATCTCAGGCGTCACGTGCGAGCGGATCTCTGTCGCGTCTTCCGCTACGAGAGCCTCGAGCAGTTGCTGGCGAACCTCGGCGACGGTCGTGCTGCGGGCGAGCAAACCGATGGCGCGGTTGGGCATCCTGGCCAGCGCGCACAATTCGACGATTTCGCGAGCTTCGGCGTATCCTTGCCGGCGCGCCTCGCCGCGAATCGCTTCGACGTCAATGGGCGGCTCGGGGTTCTCGATCCGAGCCATTTCTTCGGTCATGGTTTGGTTACCTCCTGGATTCGTTGAGATGGTGAGACTTGTGGCCGCGCCGGACTTCCGCGTGGCAGCGATCAGATCCGAGAGCGCGTCACGAAACGTGCCGGTGCGGTCGGCTAGGCCGGCCGTGACTGCGTCGGGCCCGTACTTGAGCGCCGCGCCGAGATCGCGAACGGCGTCCTCTGTCAGGCCGCGCCGCGCGGCTACGGCGGTGACAAACAAACCGTACAAGCGTGCGACCTCGTTCTCCAGCGTGGCCCGTGCCGATTCGGAGAGCGGTTCGTCGGGATTGCCGTCGGTCTTCCCTTCGCCCTCGGCGATGTAGGTAACTTTCACGCCGAGTTTGCGGTTGTACTCGCTCCAGTCGAGGTGCTGGGCGTAGACCCCGATTGACCCGGCCCCGCCCGTGTACTCAGGGACGTAGATACGAGCGGCGGAACTGGCCAGCAGGTACGCCGCACTGAACATCGAGTTGTCGGCCACGGCCCAGAGAGGCTTCTGTTTGCCGAGCTGCACCAGCGCGTCGGCAGTCTCGAACGCGCCATCGGAATCCCCGCCGGGCGAGCTCACCCGCAGCAGGATGCCGCGCACTTCCGGATCGGCGACGGCTTGTTCGACTTCATCGAGAATTTGGCCGTAGGCGGTTGCGCCGTAAACGATGGCATCGAACAGCGAGGGTTCGTTCGCCAGCACTCCGGCGATGTCAATGATCGCCACGCCGCTTTCGAGCACGTACGGCCGGCGCGCCGCGTAGGCCGCATCGATCTTTGCCGCCTCGATCAAGAGGGGCTTTGCGCCGAACAGGCGCAGGACTTCGTTACATCGAGTGGTCATGCTTCGCTCTCGTCAGATGCATTCGAATCGTCAGGCCGCGGATCGGTGTCATAGCTCAGCCCGAGTGCGTCGGCCCGCGCGTTGTCCGCGGCGATTTCGCGGTCGATCGCTTCAGCGTCGTAGCCCTGCTCAGAGACAACTTCGGCGCGGCTCTTGAAGCCTGCGCGCACGGCCATCATCTGGGCCTTGATGTCCTTGAGTGGATCGACCCAGGCAAAGCCCGGAGGAATCCACTTCACGCTGTAATAAGGAGCGACGTCACTCTGCTTCGGCAACGCGCCACTGAGAATCGCCAGGTCGATCCACCGCCGCCAGATCGGTCGGCACATTTGGAACACGATCACCTGGTGCTGGAATTGCTCGCAACGCCGCCGGAATTCGAGCAAGCCCGCACGAATCGACGAATAGTTCACGCCCGTCAGATCGCCGGTCAACTGCTCGTAAGTGATGCCCATGCCGGCGGCGATCGAGCGCAGCTGCACCCGCATGAAGGTCTCGTAGCTCGCCCCGACATCGGCCGGATTGGAGAACTTGATGTCCTCACCCGGCAACAGGATCTGGAGCGTGCCCGGCTCGAGGCTCGCCACCGGCGTGCCGCCAGCGGTTGCCTTTTCGCCCAGGATGGGACTCGCTGAAGAGTTCTTCACGACGAAACCAGCAAACATCGCCGCCGTCTTCTTCCGCACCAGCTCGGCGTCATCGTACTGATCCAGCTCATGAAGCTTGAGGAGCACCTGAGTCAGCCAGGGTTGGCCGCGGAGTTGCCCGGGGCGGATGGGGCGGAACAAATGCAGTACCCATTCCGCGGGCACGCGCACCAGATCGCTCGATGCCATTGGGTTCGAGACATCGCCTGGATGCTCGCGGTAAAGGCGATACGCCACGCGCTGGCCGATGCCGTTGAACTCGATGCCAGACCGGAGATAGTTGCCATTCTCTAGCCGCCGCGTCTCCATCGTCGGCAGATGCTCAGGCTCGAGCAACTGGAGCTGCAAGGGAACCGACAGGCCGTCCTTGGGCAGGCGCGGCCGCATCCTGATCAAACACTCGCCCGCCTCCATCACCGTCCGGCACGCCAGCGACTGCAAGCCGTAGAAGTCAGTCAGGCCGGTGGCATCAGCTTCATCGGTCCAGCGCAGCCACAGTTCCTGGATCTTCTCCTTCAGGGCCAGGTCTGGATGGGCCGACTGAGGCTTGATTCCGACGCCGATGGCGTTGCCGACAAAGGCGTCGAGCGCGTTGGTTGCCCAGGCGTTGCGCCGGACCATGTCGCGCGAGCGCGGCCGCAGGCTCTCGATGCCGCCGGCCAGCAGCGTATTGATGTCGCCCGTGGATGGATTCCACCCGTAGGTGCGGCGGGTAGCCGAGGCGGCTTCGAAGCCCGACATCCCCGTTCGCCGCCGAAACACGGCAGCTTGAATTCGCTTCCAAAGGTACACGGTGTTCAGAGGCCCTTGCTGGTGGAAACGTGGATCTGGCGGCTCTGTGGCGCGCCACTCTCTGCGGCCAACTCTGTTTCGGCTGCGTCGATGATTGACTGCATTTCTTTGAAGGAGCGGTACTCCATCTCGCGGTCGGCGAAGCGCACCCGTAGCACGCCACTGGCCAGGGCGGTCTTTAATGCAGCGATCTGCTCCGCGGTGTAGGGCACGGTCTATCTTTCGAGGAACCTTGATCGCACGACGCGGCGCGCCGGGGCGTCCGCGGCATCGTCTGTGACCGGCGCCAGGTTGCGCTCCAAGACGCGCCAGTCGTCCTCGGAGAAGCGGTCCATGCCGAAGATGGCTGCTCCAGCGCGAGCGTAAACGCGCGCGTCCAGCGCTTCATTCCTGCGGTTGGACATCAACTCCCAGCGCCCGTCGACCGCGCTCTCCGCGGTCAACTGCCGGAAGTACTCTTCGCCGTAGCGCGGGAAGTGGCAGAATCCTGCCGGATAGGATTCCACACTTTCATCCGTCGGCTTGCGCAGCCGTAACCAGTTGTAGAGCTGCTGTTTCGCCACCGGCGTGCCGAGCAACCACAGCCGCACGCCCCACTTGCGGCTCCCGCCATCAACCACCGTCGGCCGCACCAAGAGCCGGTCGGTCGCGCCAGTTCCTTTCACAGCAACTGCGGTCTTCGGATAAAGCGCGGCTGCACCCGCCGCTTCCGATGCAGCACCCCAGGAGGCCTGCGGATGCCGGCGCACCCAGTCGTAGACGACTTCCGGGTTGTAGCCGGCATCTACGCACATGACGCGAATCGGCATCGCGCGGCCGGAGGCATGCGGGAGCTCACGATCGAGGATCGCGTCCAACTGCCGCCAGATCGCGGGCTCCGCCGTGTCGCCGGGCAGCACGATGTAATCCACCGACCACGATTCCTTGTTGCGGCCCCAGCCGACGATCTCCACTTCGATGCGGTCGCGCTGTACGTCGGCGCCAGCCGTGAGGAACAGCACGCCGTTCGGGACCGTGCCGATGTGGTAATCCTCGCGGCGGTCGTACAGCGGTTGCCAGTCGGGCGCATCCCCACGCTGCTGCCAGGATTCGCCCAGCACCAAGTTCACGAACGACTTGAGCAGTTCGACATCTCTCTGTGCCTTCTCCCAGTCCTCGGCCGCGCGCTCCCATGAGTACCAGCCGACCGGGCTGTAGAGGCTCGACAGATGATACCCGCGCGTACGGCCATCGCCTTCGGCCGCAGCCCGCCATTCGCCACGCGGCAGCATCCAATTCTTCTGGTGATTCGAGATGCCCTGCTCGCAGTGCTCACAGAAGTAAGCGGCCTTCCCTGGCTCTCCTTTGGGCCAACGCAGTCGATCGAACTTGAGCACCTGGTACTGCTGGCAGTGCGGGCACGGCACCCAGAATCGCCGTTGATCGCTTTCGGCGAAGACGGCCTCGATGCGGCTCTCGCCCAGGATCAGTGGTGTCGAGACCATGTAGATCTTGCGCCGCGAAAACGTGCGCGTGCGGGCGCAGGCAAGGTTGACCGGATCGCCTTCGCCGTCGACGTCGCCGGGGTAGGCATCCACTTCGTCGAGGAACAGATACCGGACTGCCATCGAGCGCAGGCCCACGGCGCTGT